GTGGTACGCAACGTCAAGGATAGCAAGGGTGCGGACGCTGCTGATACTAGCCATGCGCTGCAATCTAGCGTGATTGGCGCCTTAACCGGCTGGACGCCAGACTCAAGCTCAGAGCCAATGGAGTATGTGTCCGGAAATTTACTGTCGTTTGACAACGGATTTTTGACCTACAAAAACACATTTAAAACCGCACAATATTTACGCTCAACCTAGAGAGGCAAAAATGGCAGGCGAAACAGAAAAAATAATCGAAAAAAATACAGCGACAATAGCTACGGCATTGACTCCTGCTGAGTTGTTGGCAATTTGGCAGCAAGATAAATTTTGGGGTATGGGCGGGTCTTATTTATCTGACCCATACACCGGCATCCGTACTTTAAACAGGAATTAAACAAAATGGCATTAACTAAAAAAGTCATGATTCTAGCAAAACTAGAGTCAACCTATGGCACCGATGCAGCGCCAGTAAACGCGGTCAACGGCATTTTGTGCGGTAGCTTAAACATTACTCCGCTGGCTGGAGACTCTGTAAACCGTAACATTATTCAGCCGTTTTTCGGGGCGCAACAAAAAATCATGGTTACGCATAACGCGGCTGTAGATTTTGAGGTTGAGCTAGCGGGCAGCGGCATTGCTGGCACCGCTCCGCATTACGGAACGCTGTTAAAAGCCTGTGCTTTTGCTGAGACCATATTAGCAGGCGCTAGCGTTACTTATGCGCCAATTACGTTAACATCAACTACGCAAGCCAATACATCAGTATCAATCTACTTCCAGCGCGACGGCATTAAGCACGTCTTGCTCGGTGCTCGCGGCACCTTCACGCTAGATTTAACGGTAAAAACACTGCCTAAAATTAAATTTAATTTTACTGGATTGCTGGGCACGATCACCGACAGTGCGCTAGTGACAACCGGGCTGGTCTATGTTGCCGCCGTGCCGGTTGCAGTATCAACAGCAAACACTACGCCAGCAACTATTTACGGCTTTACGCCGGTGATGGAGTCATTTACGTTAGACATGGCAAATACCGTGGCTTATCGATCCCTAATCGGTACCGAGTCTGTTGTCATATCCGACCGCGCACCAAAAGGCACCTTAAAAGTCGAGTCTCCCGCACTAGCAACTAAAGATTTTTTTAGCATTGCCCAGGCGGGAACCCTGGGAGAATTTAGCATTCAGCACGGGCAAACAGCCGGAAACATTGTAACGCTAGCATCCAATGCCACCGGCATGGCGATTGAAGCGCCCAAATATGGGGATAACGCAGGCGTGGTTATGCTGGACATGAGCTATGCACTAATCCCAACGTCAGCCGGAAACGACGAATTAACACTTTCATTAACTTAAACAAGGAATAAACATGGCTTTTGTCATTAAGAAAAATCAAACTCTAGCAGTATTTTGTACCATTTCAGAACCCAACAGCGTGGGCGGCTTTAGCACGTATAAAGTGCCGCTCATTTTTAAATTGATTTCACAAGGCAGAATCGACGCGATCATTCGTAATGATAACGATGACGACATCAATATCATGGATGAAATATTGGTCGGATGGGAAGTGGGCGCGTTTAGCAATGAAGATGGAACAGATATTCCGTTTAATGAAGAAAACAAAACCTTGGTTTTAGACGTTCCTTATATCAGAAACTCAATGGTACAGGCATTTTTTACCTCAATCGCAGGTAAAAAGGCTAAAGCAAAAAACTAATCGACGCGGCTGAATACTATTGTAATCAGTCCAACGAGAACACCGATGAACTGGAAGCCTCCGCCCAAGCCTGGGGGGTAGCTCTTCCAGAGCAGGAAGAAGCCGAAGCTTCTGACTTCGAGATATTCAAAAGCAACGCGCCGGTTATTAGCGCGTTTTACGCTCTTGGTGGCTGTGCCTGGAAACATACCGGCATGGGTGATCTGGTAGGTTTGGATTATCTCGCTGCCGATATTATCTGGCGCTACCAAGGCATTAAATTAACGAAAGGACAGTTCAGCGGCTTGATGCTGTTTAGCTCGGAAATAGTCAACATACTCAACAAGCGCAAGGAAAAATAATGGCGGCTGCACCGATCGTTCTAGGTATTACCATCCGTGCAGACGGCAGCTCTCAAGTACAAGGAGAGTTAAATAATATCCGTACTGGCTTAAATAATGCCGGAACAGCTGCCAATCAAACTAATCGCGAATTTGCTGATATGGCACGTTCCGCGCAGGGTTTAAATTCTATCTTAGGCGCATTGGGCATTGGCTTTGGTGCGCTGGGCCTAGCAGCCCTGGCTAAAGACATCCTCGCCACAAACCGTCAATTTGAATCCTTAAGGTCGCAACTGACCGGCGTAATGGGCGATGCTACACAAGGCGCAAGAGCTTATCAAGAGGCGATGAAATGGGCGATTAAAACCCCGTTTGAACTCGCCGACATTACCAAGGCCTTCATTACCCTAAAGACCATGGGCATCGATCCCACTACCGCGACCATGGCCTCGCTGACCAACATGGCGTCGCGCATGGGTAAAGGTGCGCAAAGCTTAGAAACGATTACCATGCAGCTGGGTCAGGCCTGGAGCAAGGGCAAGCTGCAAATGCAGGATATGAATATCATGATGGAGGCCGGTGTTCCAGTTTTGGACGCGCTAACCAAAATGACAGGCAAATCCAGCGCAGAAATCATGAAAATGTCAGAAAACGGCGAGTTAGGCCGGGATACTATCAGCCGGTTGATTGTTGAGTTTGGCAAGCTGGCGGATGGCTCCAGTGCTCGCGCTATGGACACCCTCAACGGAAAAATATCAAACCTCGCCGACTCCTGGCATAGTTTTGAAGATGCGTTATTGCAGGATAAGTCGGAAGGCATAATCAAAAAGATTGTCACCTCAATATCTGACCTGCTTAATTTAATTACGCGCAACATGAGCGACTCGTTAGATGCGCAAATTGCGACCTTGGAAGCCCATATAAAAACCTATAGCAGCATGAATTTAGTGGCCAAAGGCGCTACTAATGTTATTGGCTTTATTGGCTCCTTTGGGCAAGATAGTATTAGCGCCGACGCGGATAAGCTGGCCGCGCTACAAAAAGAACAGCTGGCTAGGGACACGGCAAACAAACTAGTCGATATTAATAAAAATGCAGCTAATGCGATCAAGGAAACAAACGATTGGTTAGCTGAAATATCGGCTACAGATGCTGAGAAGTCCGCTGATGCTGCCAAGAAAGCCGCGAAAGAATCCGCATCTGCCGCCAAATCCGCAGCAAGTGAGGCAGCATCTGCCGCCAAAGCCGCCGCGAAGGAACTTGAAGATTACAACAAAAAAGTATTGTCATCTTTACAAGGCATGGCTGAAGCACGAAACGAGCAACTCCTTATTAACCAAGGCAAAGCCTTAGAAGCGGAAATATCAAAAAACCTAAGCGCAATGCTCGGTCATCAATATGACGTTAGAGAGCAATTGACGCAGGTGCAAAAAGACAGTGTCGCTGCAATGACCGCAGAAACCACCGAAACCTTTAAGAAAACCGAAGCTATCCGCATTCAGAACGCAATGTTAGAGGAATCAATACGCTGGCATAATGAATTAAAAGATATTCAAACCGCCACTACCGATATGCAACAATTAGCGGTATCAGCCGAGGCACTGCATAATCTTGGCGCGTCGAATGAAGAAGTCAAAAAGCGTATTGACCTGGAAAAAACTCTAAATGCTGAGATAAAAGCGCACCCAGATCAAGACCCACAATTAATAACCGATAGTGTTATCGCGCGTCAAAAAGCCTCGGACACTATCGCAAAATATACCGATACCAACACCAGCAAATCGTCCGAATGGATGGCATCGGCGTTTAAAAAAGCAGCGGAAAGTATACAAACCAGCTTTGCCTCGATGTTTGAAAACATGCTTAACGGCGATGCTACCGCCAGTTTTGCCAAGTTTGCTGACAACATCCGCAAAACACTCAATCAAGCGATCTCACAGCAACTAGCGTTAGATTTGCAGGGGCTATTTAGTGAAAATGGCAGCATTATTAACGTATTAAAAAGCGGCTTATTATTTGCCTTCGCCTCTATCGGCTCACTATTTAAAAAGACTGTGGCCCCAGCAGTACCAAGCCCCGCCATGACCTACGCCGGAGCGCCATCAACCGGCATTGGCGCCATGGCGATAGCGGATAGCTTTAGTCGAGATCGTGGCTATGAGTATCAATCGCAAACCGTCATGGCGTTTAATAAAAGCCTGGATAATCTGTCATCATCATTGATGACCGCATTTAAAGTCGGCATTGAGCAGTTTGGCACCCAGCTGTCCTCGTTGTCCGTGGTCAGCACAGTAAGCAATTTTTTAAAGCCGCTAACCAGTGTTGTTGAGGGCGTGTATCAGTCCGCATCTAAGCTAGTCGCCGACGGTTTGGCCTCAGTCGGATCAGCATTAGGATTAAGTGCTTCGGCATTTACCGAGTACGTATCAGCGTCATGGAGCGCAGGCATAGCCGCATCCACAAAAACTGTTGCAGGAGCGTACCAGGCAACAGAGGCAGCAGCAACAAAGGCGGGCGAAACCGGATTATCATCAGCGATGAAAGTGGGAGGGCAAGTGCTGGCAGTAGTTGGCGCTATTTACTCGGTAGTGACTTATTTTACCGGCCTTGGCGATATGATTAAGCGGGATAATGCGGTAGAAATTATCGGCACATCACTGGGCATGGTTGGCGCAGTCATTACCGCCGCCGCTGCATTAATGGTCTCTGGTGTTGGCGCAATCGTCGGCGTAGTTGTGCTGGCAATAGGTGCCATTGTTAGTTTATTCGCCAAGCAGCGCACACCCAATGCCTGGATTAATAACTACAATCCAGATCAAAGCGGGGCGGCCAACGACTCTGGAAGGCTGGGCAATTACAGCGCACAAGTGGGCAAATCAACTTATGCTGGGGTCTATACTGAATTCGGCGCATTAGTTATATCTACGCACGAGGCCAGCTTATCGATCGGTGCAATGGAGGCTAGCTTTAGGCCGCTGTTAAATACCGTTGCCGCCGTCGATCACCGACTCTATGACACCATTATGCGAGTTGATGCGGCTTTTGGCCAAACTGGGCAAACCATGGAGTTTTACAATAATCAACTGCGATCGTATAACGGCAATGAACAAGGCGGGTACAAAGCCCAGCAAGACCTGTCAAACATGAATACTGGCGACCTGATTATGGGTGTTTATACCACGATTGTCGCCCATCTTGCCGAATCTGGCACTAAGGTCGGTCTCGCTATTGGCGCATGGTTTAACGTCATTGTCGCCAAATTCATTGGTGCCTCAAAAGACAATTCCATGTTCGTTTTGGGTGTGATTGACAGCCTGGCTGCAAATATTGAATCGTTTATGGCGTTTCCATTGGAGCTGGTGGACCTAATCGGGCAATCGGTTAAATCCACCAGCAATGGCGGCACCCCAACCGAAGTTATGGCCGAAATATCCGGGGTATTAAACGCTTATACCTCCGTTCGTAGTGGCTTGCAATTACTGGGTATGGGTGGAGATCAGGGCGCAGTTGATTCGGGAATAGCTAAATTTTTAGCCAGCATTAACAACATAGGCTACGCCGTACCGGATGCCGCCAATAACTTACTGGCTTACGGTATTGCGCTTAAGCTGTCAGGTAAAAGCTACGGCGATGCGCTCGGCTTTATGGCGGAAGCCAATACTAAGTTCGCGGCACTAAAAGGGCAAGGCTTAGACAATACTGCAATCAATGCCTATTTCGGCTCCTTCGGTTTAATGGCTAAACTATTTGCCGAGGCTAAAGTATCATTTTCCAGCGCCGATTTAGATACAACCGCTGCAAAATTAAACACTTTGGCCCAAGCCTCCGTTACGTTGGCCAATAACGTCATTGACCAAGCCATTGCTACTGAGAAATTAACCGGTGTATCTCGTGAATCAGCCATAGCCACCTTGGTTAAGTCGGGCAAATTGCAAGAGGCGACTGTTGCCGAGGCGCTATACGGCGTATCAATTAATACCGTAACCAAAGATTTGTTGGCACAAATGGGCTTTGTCCAGCAGCTTGGTTATTTAACCGGCGCATCATTAGGCTCGATGAATATTTCAGCCTCAACCTGGGTGGCCGCTGCCGGGAATGTCGTAGCAGTATTCGGCGATTTAACCAAAGCAATGGCCTGGCTGGACGATGTTGCAAAAACATTTATGAGTGCCTCAGATTATGCTAATTACGGCTTAACCACCATCCAGCGCAGCATGAAAAACATGGTCGCGGCTAACGCCTCGCTATCTAGTATCACCGCCGAATCCATTACCAAGCTGCTATCTAGTGGCGGGAATTTATCTGCTTTTATTGGTCAGTTAGCCGAAGGCAGCGGATCCGCCGCCGCAGATACAAAAAATTATGTCGATCTAATCAAGCAAGAAATTGCCGCCAAGAAAGCGGTAGCTGATGCAACAGGAACCGCTACAACTTCGCTTTCAGGATTAGCTGACAGCATCGACAAAATTAACGCCATTATCAACAAAAACCAAACTCCGGCGCAGGCTCAATCGGCAACGGGGTCAACGCTTTATGCTGCACTAAATGATTTTATTCCTGATAGCACCCTGCAAACCATTGCAAAATCTCGCTCGGCACTGGCTGACTACGTTGAATCATTGGACAAATCGAGCGCAGCGTATCCAAAAATAATCACCGCGCTGTCATCAGTCGATAAAGGCATAGAGAGCTGGTACACATCAGCCGAAGCAACCGCCAAAGCCGCCGCCGATACAGCCGCAGCAACCGCCAGAACCAGACATCAACTGGAAATTGATTTAATGACAGCACAGGGTGATGCGCTCGGAGCTTTAGCACAAACCCGGCGCGACGAATTGAACGCAATAGACAGGGCATTATTCGGCATAAAAGCGCAAATAATGGCAGAAACTGATCTTACTGCAGCAAGAAAAGCCAGTGCCGATCTAGCTGCGCAGCTGTTAAATGCTCGGGGGGACACTAACGGAGCAACGGCAGTTGCAAGAAAATCGACGCTTGACGCGCTTGATGCTCTGCTCGCATCATCGCGAAAAGATTTGGTTGATTTAATTGCAGCTAATAGCGTAAGTAATGCGCACACTATTAGCTCGCCAGACAATTCAGGCCCTAATCGATACTCTGACAAAGATATTCTCGATTATGCAACTAAAAACGCACTCACTACGACCCAGCAATTAGTCGACGCAGCGAATGCGTTCGGCGTTAGTTTCGAGCGCATCGGCGAGGCATTCGGATTAACCGCCAAACAAACTGCTAAAAACCTGGCTGATGCTGGGTACATTGTAACTACAGCAGCAGGAAAATCGGACGGTATTGCCGCCCAAGCCCCTGCACAAGATGCGCTCTCTGCTACTATAGCTACAATTCAACGCAATATTAAAACTCAACAAGCTATTTTTGACGCACAAGATGCTACTAATGCCCGCTCAGTTAAAACCGCATATGACCGCGAGTTATTAGCAGCACAGGGCAACACCGCCGGATTAGCCGCTTTTGATAAAAAAATTAATGATGCAGCGTTGATGTTATCAGGATGGACGCAAAAACAGATAACTACAATTACTACAGCACAAGACGCGACCCGCAAAGCGACCGAACGCAACGGCCTACAGGAGCAACTCAACACGCTAACCGACACGTCAGTACAGGCGCTAAATCGTCAGCGTGATGCGCTAAATGCCAGCAATGTAGCGATATTTAACCAAGTGCAGGGCTTTACTAAATTTAACGCACTCAACGACAGGTACAAAGCGCCAGAAACTGCAGCCCAAGCGACTGCAGCAGTGGCGGCGGCTGGATATAATGTTGATGGCTTAGATAGTGCTGGCATTGCCGCTTATATAACTGAATTACTTGGCGGCGCAGGCATGAAAAATGCGGCTGGAGAATTAACCACAGCAGGAGTGGCCGCAGTGACCGCCATTACCAATTTGGCGAGTTCATTTGATGTGCTGGGCGCAGCTACAGCCAAAGCGCTTGAACTTGCGAAAACAAATTTAGGCTGGACGCAACAGTTATCTGTATTGCGCGGCACTCAAACTCAGACAGAAATAGATAGATTTAATGCGCTAGCCGCTGTCAGTGACGAGGCCACAAAAGCGCTGATGCGTCTAGTCTACGCGCAGACTGATCTCAACGCAGCTAACGATAAATCCCTGGATGACGCTAAAAGCACCGTCACCAAAATTTTTGCAGAATTGCAAAAGCCGTTGGTGCGGAAAAAGACACGCTCACCGCCGCTTATGACGCTTCGATTAAAACGACACAGACCGCAATTGATAATCTGACCACCTCAGTCAGTAAATTATCCGCAGTGTCAACATCGCTAAAATCCGCACTAGATCGTTTAACTATCGCCGGCAATGAATCATCTGACCGAGCGCAAGCGCAGGCATATTTAAAAACTGCACTGATTATTGCAAAAGCTGGCGGCGGAATGCCTGACGAGCAAAAGCTGGGCAAGGCGCTTGATGAGCTAACAAAACCCAGCGAAGCTCTGTTCTCTACTTTCTCCGACTACCAACGCGACTTTTACAAAACCGCCAACGATATACGCGAGATATTATGAGACCGCGTCGCTAGAGGCGATGAAAAAGCAACTGGACGCGACTAAACTGGCGTATGAGGATGAAATAAAGCGCCTCGACGCGATAGTCAGTGTGCAACAGGCAAATATTGATGCGGTAAATGGCTCAACTCTAGCCGTATTGAGCGTGAGTACTGCTATCGCGGGATTGAGCACTGCCATAAATGCACAAGCATCCGCCGCGAGCGCATCGGCAGCGAGAGCTCAAGCAGCGGCAGCATCAGCAGCGAGCGCATCGGCAGCGAGAGCAGCGGCAACAGCGGCAGCGACTGCGGGGGGCAGCGGGCCTGTTTCCAGCAGCACAACAACAACGGCTAACCAGGCTATTCTGGGACAATATACTGCAACTCACACTGATTTAGCAGATAAAGTCACCGGTGTTCCTGAATTTTTGCGCAATTACTTGGCTGTTAATGGGAGAACATTAGATTATTCATTTATTAATACTCAGATAGAGCAAGGGTATAGCGCAATAGCATTGCGATCGCTGGCGCATACCTACAATGTTCCGGGATTTGCAGTCGGCATTAACGAAGTGCCTTACGATATGACAGCGCAAATACACGCCGGGGAACGCATTCTACCCGCAGCGGATAACAAAGAATTAATGATGCGCTTATCCGAGCCTCGCGGCGGCGGCAATAACGAACTGGTCGCAGAAATCCGCGCACTCCGCGCCGAGGTTGCACAGCTACGC